CAGGGAATTTACTTTATTTTCCAACTTGGCTATTTCTTCGACAAGCTTCTTGACATACTCATCCTTCAAGGAATAGATAGCCCGTGTTTTCCTGGAAAAACTGAATCCTTCTTGTACATCAATAAATTCAGCCAGCGTATTCCCGTCACCCAACGCTACGACAAGCTTGGTAAGGCTTTCCGCGCTTATCTCATAG